AAGATATTACACCGTTCGCTGAGAATGTCAAGTAGTTTTAGAAACTCTTCCGTACCACCAGCATCGAGTGATGAGTCAAATACTTCATCGAGGATCAGAAGGTTGGTGTTTGCCGAGTTCTTCAGGCGGGCAATCTCTCTCCATGCAAGAAGCAAAGCAAGGTCAATACGCAACTTTTCGCCCTCGGAAAACGATGAGTAACTAAAGTCATCTCTGTGCCTACTCTTGATGGTTTCACTAAAGTTCTCGTCTAGATTGAACTGAGCAAAGAAGTCCATGTCTCCAAGGTACTTGTTGATCAGTTGATTCATGACAGGCAAATAGGTCTTGATGATTCTTGCCTTGATACCTGTGTCCTTTAGCAGATTGGATGCATGACTATAGATCACACCCTCATCGAGTAGATCCTCTTTCTTCTTTGATAGAGCGGATTCATCACCATTCAGTTTCTCAATTCGTGTTTCCGTCTCTTCAGTGTCGCCTGCTGTATTACACGCCTCAATTTGCTTATTACACTGATCGATGTACTTGTTTCGAGATCGAATTTCAGTTCCAAGACGATCCATTTCACCAGTCAACTTTGCGATTCCATCGTGAACCTTCATTGCAGAATCGATTGCATCCTCTTGCTCCGTAATGATCACACCGACTTCATCAAGTGCAACTTGCAGTTCTTTGTGTTGTTGTTCAACGGGAATCAAAAGAGAATCGCGTGTTTCGTTGGTGATCTCTTGGCGACAGGACGGACACTCCGTGTTTTCGTTGTAGAAGTGAGTGAGTGATTCGTTATCTAATTTCTGTTGTGTCAACTTAGCGTGTTTTGAGTTTGCATTTTTTAGAGACTCTCGAAGTTCATTGAGATTTGGTGCTGTGTCATTCAACTCCTTGACTTTCTTTGCCAGATCTATTCCCTGCTCTTGTAGTTCTTTGATCTGTTCTCTCGTTGTGTCTATCTCACTTTGGACTCTTTCTCTTTCCGCATCACCTTTCTTGCGAAGTGAATCTAGGTTTGTTTGTTGGATTAGAATCTTCTCTTTGACAAGACCTAGTTCTCGATGTGCGTCAAGCAACTGCTCTTTGTTTTCGGCAAGTCTCGTTTTGAGTAGTGAGTTCATCTCGGAGAAAACCTGAATGTCAAGAATGTCTTCGATAACCGTTCGACGATCACCCGGAGACATCTGCATGAATGGAACGAATGAAGACGAACCAAGAATCACCACCTGTGTGAATGACTTGTAGTTCATCTTGATGATCTGTTCCTCCAGCATTTTCTGATAGTCTTTTGCTTTAGCATGTTGATCGATGAGTTCGCCGTTCTTGAACACCTCAAAGATCTTTGGTTTGATGCCTCGTCGAATCAAGTACACATCATCGCTGATCTGAAACTCACACTCAACAACACAGTCCTTCTGGTTGATGCTATTGACAATCTGATTGACTTTGATACTTCGGAAAGGTCTACCGAACAAGGCAAATGTCACAGAGTCTAGAAGTGCAAATGACTTACCGTGTCCATTATTTCCTGACACTAGAGTGTTACCACCCGTGTCTAGATTGACCTCTGTAAAGTTGTTACCGAATGAACCGAAGTTCTTGAAACGTACTTTCTTGAATTGAATCATTTCGAAAGGGACTCCAAATACAGTTCCCGAACCACAGCCTTCAATCGATCCTTATCGATGGTTTCGGGAACAGAATCATCGATCTCTTGATTGATCAACGTCATTGTATCGACTGAAAGATCAATCTCATTGTCATACTCTTTTTCAACCACATCATCGAATACAACGACATTGACTGCCTTTGCCTCATAGAGACCATCCAGAAATCTTTCATACAGAGATGGGTCTTGCTTGTTGTTTACATAGAGACGAACATACTTACCTTCAAAATGAGACAAGTCAATTGACTCAATAGCGGTTGGATCACTATCATCATATGCAATCTTGACAAACAGCCTGTCTGGATTCTTGATCTGCTCAACGGATAAGTCCTCCGTGTTTAGAATGTGAAATCCTTTTTGATCGTTTAGATCACTGAATGTGATTTGATATTGAGTACCGAGATAGTGGACGTTACCCTTCTTGTGTCCGTTATGGAAGTGACCAGACATCACCAAGTTGTAGTCCGACAAAACACTTGGATCCATACCACCATGATGAAGAACACCACGAAGAACTTGGAATCCGTCTAGTTCAAAGTGACCTCCGCATATCAAACTCTTGGAGTTTTGAATGAACTCCATGCAGCGATCATGGTTTTCAGCGTTGATCCAAGGAATCAAGTCAACGGTAACACCATCAAAGTCTAGAGTGGTTGGTTCCTCATAGACCTTGATGTTGTCGTAGTGATCGAACAACTCATTCAGACAATTGATCGAGTTGGTGTTCTTGTAAAAGGTGTCGTGGTTGCCGGGGATACAGTGCATGACCATACCATTTTCGGCTAGTTTCTGCACGAAGCGAGTACGAACCTGATTCAGCGTGTTGAAGTTGACATACTTCCTTCGGTCCATGATATCACCCAAGTGAATCACAGTTTTGATGTTGTGTTCCTCGCAGTAAGGAAAGAACACATCATCGAAGAACCGAAAGAAGTAATCTAGAAATTGCTGATTGTCGTTTCTTGCTCCGAAGTGTGTATCATTCAGAACAGCGATTTGCATTCATCATCTCCAGTCTTTCCTGAGTTCTTCTTTTTAGGACCGAAGTTCTCAAGGTCACTTTGATTCAATTTCATATAGTCCGCGTATGGATTCTTCGACGAACCAAATGGATTGATATTCTGAGCAAAGGTTCTATCAAGATCCATTGTCTCCATCATCTTGTATTTGATGTATTGTTGCTTCTTCTCCTTTTGGATACGTCGGAGAAAGGCATAGTAGATAATTTGTGTGAAGTAAGAGAATGGGTTCTTTGACTTTTCTGGATCAAAGTTACTTGCGTATTGAAGACAGTTTTCAATACCATCTCCAACCATTTCTTCTCTGTATGGATAGTTGAAGAAGTTTGGTCTATGTGACAATCGTTCTGCGATCTCAAGGAAACATGTGCCGATATATTCAGTGACGGGTGGTTTGGGTTCTCCCATATCCTCCGCCTCTTTCACGACCTTTTTCCACTCGATCATCTCTTGATAAAATTTTTCATTGTCAACATAGTGACTACTTTTCTTCGACATAGTAAGGATTCCTCTACTTCACATGTCTAAATGATAACACCGTTTTCGAGTTTGTCAAAGGTAGTCTTCAGGATTTCTTGACCAATCTGTGTATCGTGTTCCGAAGTCTGGATGATTTGGATCTCTATTCTGATCCTCTTCCATTTCATCAATGGACTCCTCAATCATCTCTTTGGTCATTTCCTCATTTGAAATCATTTCAATTACAGACTCTAGCATATCTGTAATGATATCTTTGACCTCAACATCCTCTTCTTCGTTCTCTGGTTTTTCCACATCACTTGGTTTCTGTTGCTGACTGTTCATCATGTGATCCATAAACTGTCTCATAAACTCGGGGTCACTTGATCGTTTTTCAACATCAACCTCCATCTTATAATGCTCTAGCATGTCTGGTCTAGGATTTACATTTGCCAAAATCATGCTTTTGGGAAAACGAATCTCTGGATTCTCGGTGCCAGGCAAAAGACTAACCAAAATGGTCATTTCTTTTTTGATTGTCCCCATCTTATCAAACAACACTTGAGTTCGAATCTCCATTGGGTGTGACAGTCGAATACCACTTTGGGTTTCTTCTATTACAGATCCAATGACAGTTTCTCCGGTCTTCACTCTTAGGATCTTGACCTTACTCATGGGAACCTCCTTCTAACTTGATGCGAATCGATTTGTGGTTGAAACCTTCAGCATCATAGATCTTCAACCTCTCGGAGAAGTGGCGAAGCGTATGGTTTTTGTATGACTTCCAGTGAATATCATCCCCTAAGTCATACAACTTCGCAATCTCCTTGTGTTCTGATTTCCTGAGTTGCCGGCCGATGCTCTGTAGAACTCGGATACGACTCTTCGAAGGAGATGAGAACACTACATTATGTAGTCGCCGGATGGAAATACCAGTACTGAATGTACCGTACGATGCAACAATTATAGCAGAGTCTTCCTCTTCGGCAATACGCCTAACTTCTTCTCTTGCATCAACATCAGTGCCTCCATATACAAAAAAGCACTTTCGATCAGGACACCTTTCTTTGATCATCTCAAAAAGAGGTTTACCATGCTTTTCAACGAACTGGAATAGTACGAGTGTATTCCCCTTTAGGTTCGATGTTAGATTGGTAATGAACTCATTTCGTTCTGGGTTTGTTACAATCCAGTCGATCTCCTCTTGATAGGTCATCCTCTTATGCTGCTGTCGCACATGCTCTGGATATGACATCAATAAACAGTCGATGTCAAGATTGGTCAACAACTTCTTGTCCATCAACTTCTTCGTACTCGTTACTTTGTACACAGGCCCAAACAAACCCTCGATGACTAGTTTATGACACTGTGAACCGTCGAGTGTACCAGTTGTTCCGATGCGATAAGGGCAGTCTCTCAACTTGGTCATGATCGATGTCAGTGACTTAGCCTTGAACTGGTGACACTCGTCACCGATCACTGCACCGAATTGATCGAAGTATCCTTGTTGCATCTTATAGATGCTTTGCCATGTCGAGATGATCACTCTCTTCTTGTCGTGTGTTTTATCTTTACCGGACATGACTCGGTGACAGTTTTGAAACACATTCCACCCATTGATTTTGCTGTAGTCCTTGAAGTCAGAATACATCTGTTCGACAAGTCCTGTTGTCGGGACAACAATGAGAATCTTCTTGTCCTTTGGAATTAGGTCAAGATAGTAGCGAATAAGTGCATAGATGATCAGTGACTTGCCCGATGCGGTTGGTGATAGGAGTAGGGTTCTACCCGTGTTCATCGCATGAGTGATAGCATCTATTTGGTGATCGTGTGGTGTGATAGCAGATCCCCCCGCGTGTGGGCGCAGGTGGTCGCACGCCCACGCCCGTACGTCCTCGCGGGCCCGGGCGGGCGGGCGGTCGGGCCCGGGCGCACGGGAGACGGTATACTTTCGCTCGCGAGCAAACTGAAGAACATAGTCTTCGAGACCTGAATAAATTCTTTGTGTGTGTACGTTGTATAATTTGATCTTACCGTCCCACATCTTGTTTCGGTAAGAAGGCATATACTTAGAGCCTGGGACATCAAAGGTAAAGAAGTCAGACAACTCCTTTGCCAGCCCACGATCACAATCAACTTTTATATTTACGGTATCGACCGTATCAATAACTAAGTCTGCCATGTGAATATTTAGTTCACGATTCTGAATACCCTCCAGCGGGTCTGCCTGTGAACTTATCTAAGTCATAGTAAATTTTACCAGTGCGGCCGTCCATGCTATGATCATCAAACACTCCAACTGCCTCTCTCTGGAAATCAAGTCCACAAAGTCTTTCAAAGTCCTTGAATGTTCTCTCTGTTCCTAGACCATACCCACCAAGATCTATACCATCAATCTGACCAAAAACAGCCTTACATCGTTCGATGGATAGTTTGTTTCTTTCATCCCATGTCTTCTCTAGACCTGATTTATTTTTCTCACCGTGATCATCCCAGTGTTTACTATTGACACGATATTGTCGAGTGTATTCGTGCCAAATAGGATTGATATGTGGAGCAAACAAGTCCCATCCGTGTGTGTATGATCTCGCTGCGAGAGTTGGTTCCTCTCCGATAAAGTAAAGATCAGGATCGTATGGTACTTCTTCTATCCAAGTTCCGTATGTAAAAATAAAGTGAGCGGACAAGAATGCTGCCGGTTCAGGGCTCTTTAGGTTTTCCCAACCATCCATACGCTGTGGTCTAAACGCCGGAATGCCCTCATCATACCATTTATGACAAGTCATTCGACAGGGAGCAGGATCTAAATTCAACATTCCCCAATCATTCCCGCCCCAGTTTAGCAGAGGATCGTATCCTCCAACGTAGGTGGTTAGAAGTGGTTTTTCAGATCCGGCATCTCGAAGGCCTTCAAGCATTTCGATAAGACCTGCGTCCCAGTCATAGGCAAATCGCATGTGTGAGTCGATTTGTAGGTAGTATTTTTCACCATCGTAAAGTTCTTGTCCCTTACTTCTCGACCAACAACACCCCTTACTTTGATTCCACAAAACTTCATGCCACCGAAATCTTGGATCATCTGCAAACTCATACCTATGATCCCAAGTATCCATCTTTGCATATTGGCGACAAATACCAAAACGAATACGCTCTGGGTGTTTTGCTTTATCGAGACAGTCACGAATTGTATTGATAAGTTGTGGATCGCGATACGAAGCGATCATGATAAAGATAAGGGATGATTTGTCTTCCATAATTTATTCGAACGTGATAGCCGACTCTCCATTTAGTTTTGCAAGAACTCTTTGCTCTAGAAGATCAACTCTCTTTCGGTATGATGAAAACCCAAGTGGTGATGACTTCTCTGCTTTTTTGTATGGTGGTTGTAGACCATGATCAGTATACTGCTCGGATGTTAGATCAATACGATTACCGTTCAGATCCTCCGCCCACCAGTGGTAGATGTCACTATCATCAAGTCCTCTGTAAAGAGTAATATTCTCTTTACCAAAGATGCGACGAAGAACAGCAGATGCAGTGTGACAATGACCGAACCACTTACTGTTCTTGGCTCGAATCTCCCATGTGGAGTTCATTCGCTTTGGTAAAAGATCTGGGGTCAGTAAAGAGCGAATTGTATTTGAGACCAGTTTCAAGTTCGAGTCATTGTATTCCATGATCAATTACCTGCTAGGAAACGCTTCCAGTCAATCGCGTTTCGAATCTTGTTGTGCCTGAACGTAATCTCTTTGACTACTGCTTCAAGCATATCCACCTTAGACTCTTGGTAGATAATCGCCTTTTTCTTGGCGATCAGTTCATCATCTGAGTCCGTGTAAATATGTAGGTCTTGCTTCAACACTTTGAGATCAAAGGGTTCCCACCCGTAGTGTTGAAGTTGTGACTCATCCATCTTTCCGGTGTAGTATTCCCACTTACGACGATACAAAATACTGTACTCCATGCGGAGGTTTTCCAACCGGAGTTTTTCGTCGTGATAGAAGTTGAGGTACTTACCGTGAAGTTGTGGGAGTCTCGTTGACTCACGATCAAGTTCAGTCTCATCAATCACAGAGTCCTGCTCGATCATATCGCGTAGCGTTTTCAAATCCATAACAATCCCTTTATAGGCCTTATGGCCCCTTTGCTCGTTGACACTCGAAGTGTACAACAGCAGATCACAAAGTCAAGAAAAAAATCACAAGGATTCTAATTCAAAATGAGAATACGAGAAAGTTGCCTCTGTCAAGATGCCCTCTTGATCTGTAATGGCACTATTGAACTCAAATCCACCAAGAGATGTTGGAAACAGATTGTAGAATCTAAACTGAAACTGTGGTTTCATTGCACTGTTGAGTACCATGCAACTGGCAGAACCATATTGCTTTTCAATCTCATCTACATCATCATAGTCAGCAACAGTCTGTAGAGTGTTCATCCAATTATACAACTCGAAGTATGTTTGCAAGTCCTCATCTAAAATAAACTGCACAGTAAGTTCATCAAATGTGATGTTCTTGCCCGGTCTTTTGATAGGGACAAACCTAGTTGGTTGCTCAACACTACTGTACTGATAGGGCGGGATTGAAACAGATTGAACGAAGTATGTGAACTTCGGAATACGAGGCATCTGAAAGAAGAAACGATCTTGGAGTAGAAAGTTCTCGTTATCTGGTTGTCTGCTAAGTGCGCCCTGACTCGCTAGAGAAGAAAGGGCAGGTAACTGGGCATCATTTGTACTAACTGAAGTTGTTGATTGCTTGCTGGCCATTGATACTCCTCCAGAGTATGTATGCGTCTAGGTATTGTTCTCGAAGGAGAACGATTGGCGCAAACGACTTGAAACGGAGCGACCTTGGACTTTAGCCGGTTCAAACTTCCACTGCTTGATCGCAGAAAGAGCGGAGCGATCAAACGAAGGGTTTGTCGTTCGTTGCACTTTGGGATCTTGCACCCGACCATTTTCATCAACAATAAAGATCACGACCACGGTTGCTGGTGCTTGACGCAGCAAGGC